TCCATCATTTTGTCGCCACCAGCCCGAACCAGCCTGAACCAGCGCCGACTGGCCACGATCGGCCGAGACTGGAAACGATGGTGCCAGATCATGCCGGCTCATTAGCTGGACTTGTGGGGGACATGGCTAAGAAGGTACTTGGGGTCACTTTGATGCCGTGGCAAATGCATGCTCTTGAAGGGATGCTGGCGGTTGACCCTGATAACAAGTTTGTGCATCGCTCGAGCCTTGTTTCGGTTGCGCGTCAGAACGGCAAGACCACGATCATCCAGGCGCTCATTCTGTTTTGGCTAGTGGAGATGCCAAAGATACGTGGCGGTAAACAGACCGTTGTATCTGGCGCGCACAGACTTGATCTTGCGTGTTTGTTGTTTGATGATTTGTCACCAATTCTTGAGGAGTATTACGGCGCCAAGATCGTTAAGTCGTACGGCCGTTATCAGGCCACGATGCCAGACGGCAGCAAGTGGTGGGTCAAAGCATTGAAGCCAAACCAAGGTCACGGTATGAGCATTGACCTAGTGATCGTGGACGAATTGTTTGACGTCAACCCTGACTCTGTGGAAGGCGGACTTTTGCCGGCACAGCGCGCACGCAAAAACCCGTTGGCTTGCTTCTTCTCTACAGCTGGCACCGAGGAATCTGTGCTATTCCAGCGTTGGCGTGAAGCGGGCATTCGAGCCATTGACAAAGGCGAACCGTCCACGATGTACATGGCCGAGTGGTCGCCAGACCCGAGCCTTGACCCTTTGCATCCTGCGTCATGGGCGTGGGGTAATCCTGCACTCGGTTACACGTTGGACATGGACACCATTAGGCAAGAATCCACAAACCCTGATCGCGCGTCGTTCTTGCGCGCATCCCTAAACCTCTGGGTATCGGTCGTGCGCGGATGGATTGAGCCAGGCCGTTGGCCGTCCCTTGAGTACACAGGGGATATCCCTAGCGGTGGCGTTGTGGCAATTGAATCGTCGCTGGACGACTCCCGATACAGCGCAACCAGATGCGTCAACTTGTCAGACGGTCGGGTGCTTGTCACCGTCGCGTTCATCGCCGAGTCAATCACAGAGCTCTGGGACAACGTGCAAGAACTTGCCAAAGACCCCACGATTAGGTTTGCCTTGTCGCCGACCGTGGACGCAACCTGCCCGCCGAACATTGAGCGCCGCCGAGTTGTCGTTGGTTATGCCGAACTTGGACGGTTTACACCGCTTGCCAAAAACATGATTGCTGAAGCGCGACTATTGCACACAGGTGAAAAACTGCTTGCCGAACATGTCCAGCGCGCCGTTGCTGTCCGCACCGATAACACGATCGTGCTCTCAAGCAAGCGTTCACCTGGGCCGATTGAGTTAGCGCGCACAATGGTTTGGGGCATTGGCATGTGTGCTCGTCCAGTTAATAGCGGAAAGCCCATGCTTGTCGCAGTAAATAACTAAGATAAACGCGGCGACCGCACGCTCTAGCCTTTTGTCGGAATCGGATTAGTCACGTGCGGTTGCCACCTATATGGCAGAGTGGTAACTATGGCGATATTTAACAAAACGAAAAAAGCAGCAATAAGCCCAGCGCCTACCGTGGCAGCTGCAGTTGCTGGTGGTTTCTCACCTGGTTATTCGTCGTCAAATGTCGGCGTCAACATGATCGGCCAGTACTACACCTATCGCGAAGGCGAACAACGCAACGCTGCAATTAGCGTGCCAACAATTAACCGTGCGCGCGATCTTATGGCATCTGTAATTGGCTGTATGCCGTTAAAAATGTACAACGAAATGTGGAATGGCGACGAAATGGAAAAGGTGAATATTGCGCCGCGCAACTGGTTGCGTCGCCCAGACCCAACCGTGCCATACCAGTTTATTATGTCTTGGACACTTGACGACCTTATGATGTTTGGTCGCGCATTCTGGTACATTACATCGCGCACAGCTGACGGATACCCGGCATCGTTTACTCGACTGCCTGCCGGCTCAATTACAACAACTGACATGGCTGGCCCTGTGTGGTTTGCTCCGTCTTCGCAAGTGTATTTTCAAGGCGGAGAAATTGACCCAGTAAACCTTGTGCAATTCTTGTCGCCGTCACAAGGCTTGATCTATTCTGCACCTGGCGCCATTGAGACCGCGCTTAAACTTGAAGCAGCGCGTAATCGCAACGCATCGTCAAGCATCCCAGCTGGCGTACTTAAGCAAACTGGTGGCGAGCCACTTAGCGCGCAAGAACTTGCTGATCTTGCATCGGCGTTTAATGCGGCGCGCGCAACTAATCAGACCGCCGCGCTCAACGAGTATTTGTCTTACACAGAAACCAATTCAACGCCTGACAAAATGCTGTTGATTGAAGCATCGCAATACCAAAGTCTTGAATGCTCACGTTTGGCCAATGTTCCGCCATACCTTGTCGGGGTCGCTACTGGCGCGTACAGTTATCAATCGTCAGAGCAGGCTCGAGCAGACCTTTACCTATTCGGCGTCAAGTTGTATGCAGACGCAATCGCTGGCGCGCTGTCAATGGACAACGTGCTACCGCGTGGCACATACGTTGAATTTGATTCGACAAATTACCTACAAGAAAACTATGCAGCTGACATTATGGACAATGAAGTTGTTGTAAGAGAAAACACACAAGAGGAGATCGCATCATGATCAAATTAATTGCAGGAGATTTTACGCTTGACGCCGCCAAAGGTGACGCGCCACGACGCACCATCAGCGGAACCGCAGTTCCCTACAACGTGCCGGCAACAGTTTCGGATGGCACGGCTGTGATCTTCCGTCCAGGCTCATTGCCAGTCGAGGGCAAAGCACCACGCCTGTTCATGTACCACCAGGCTGATATGCCAGTTGGCGTTGTGACCGAGCGCGTAGACACCGAACAAGGAATGCTGTTCAGCGCAAAGATCAGCGCAACCAGCCTTGGAAATGACGCTTTGGTTATGGCCTCGGACGGCACAATTGACCAAGTATCTGTTGGCGTAAACCCAACTAAATTCTCATACGACGAAGAGGGCACAATGATCATTGAAGCTGCCGACTGGATGGAATTGTCGCTTGTTCCAATCGGCGCTTTTGGCGATGCCGCGAACATCACCAAAATTGCTGCGAGTATCCACCAAGAGCCAGAAGAAGTAGTGTTAAATGAAGAAGTAGTCCCAGAACAGGAGATAGAACCCATGTCAGAAGTAACCGCACCAGCAGTTGAGGCAACAATCCCAACCGCACCAATTTTCGCACAGGCCAAAAAAGAACTTGTATTGCCAAGCGCAGGCGAGTTTATGGCCGCTTACCACATCGGCGGAGACACGTTCAAGAACATGAACGCAGCAGTAGCCGATTACAACGCATCAAAGCGCACCGCATTGCAAGCAGCTGCAGGTGACGTGCTTACCACCGATACACCTGGTCTTTTGCCAGTTCCAGTTCTTGGGCCATTGGTTCAAAACTTGAACTTCTTGCGTCCAACAGTCGAGGCAGTTGGCGCACGCGCTTACCCAGACAACGGACAGTCAAAGACGTTCATCCGTCCAACCATCACCACGCACACAGACGTCGGAACACAGTCAACTGAATTGTCAGCTGTAACCGCCCAAACCATGGTAATCGCATCAAACTCAATCAGCAAGACCACTCTTGCCGGTCAAGTAACGCTTTCCCGTCAGGACATGGACTTCACAAACCCTGCAGCAATGGAACTGATCTTGAATGACCTCATGGGCGAATACATGATTGCATCGGACAACGTTGCAGCAGACAACATGCTTACCGCCGCAACATCATCAGGCGTTTGGGACGGAACAGTTGCCGACTTGCTTAAGTCCGTATACGACGCAGCAAGCGACATCTCACTCAACCGCAACTGGTTGCCTACCCACATGTTCGTGTCAGTTGACGTTTGGGCGCAATTGGGACAGCTCGCAGACACAACGGGACGTCAAATCTTCCCATTGATTGCCAACGGTCTGTCTGGTTATAACGCTGCAGGTACGCAGAATGCAACTTCATGGAACGGCAACCCGCTCGGTCTGCAATTGGTAGTTGACAGCAACTTTGCTGCAAAGACCATGATCATTACTCGCGTTGGTCAAGGCCAAGGCGATGCTTACGAGTTCTACGAATCAATCCGTGGCCTCATGAGCGTTGATCAGCCATCAGTTTTGGGTCGTCAATTCTCATTCCATGGATATGTCAGCACGTTCGCTGCAATCGGTGGAATGATTCGCAAGATCACCCAGGCTTAGTCGAGAGCGGAGCATCCGCTCATGGCTACATACACAGTTACCAACAAGTACCTGATTGACAACTTTGCCGTACTGCAACTCCTGACCCCATCGGAGATTGCAGTCGGCAGTTCAATCACGGTCGCTGGAGTTGACGCAACATTCAACGGCACATACTCGGTGCGCGCATTGCCACAGTATTTGTTTTTGGGCATTGATACGCAAGGCGACCTGTTGTACGACTATCAGATACCGATCGCTGATCAGGTGCTTTACGCAAAGACCGCAAGCGATGTCGTGCGTGTTGCAGCGTCTGGGACTGTTGCCAATGACCCTGTTTGCACTTGGGTGACCGCCGCGCAGGTCATGTCTTACCTTGGCATCACGATCACGAACCCGTCAGACGATTACACGTTGCTTACGCAGTCGGTGTCGGCTGGCAACCAGTTCGCATATCGCAGAAGGCAGGAGAGCGGTTATATCGACTCCCTAACGACCTCTCCAGGCGGTGACGCAACATTGGGCACCTTGATGTATTGCGCCGCTCTGTGGCGCTCTAGAGGCTCAATAGAAGCAACCTACGCCACGTTTGACGGCATGGGCTCGGCACCACAGCAAAGCCTGACCCCGATCGTCAAGCAACTGCTTGGCATCCCTCGTCCAGCGGTTGCCTAATGTCGTACACCGATCTGTTTAACGAAGCGATTGATGACGTTACAGCGACGCTGACTGCGGTTTCTGGTTTGCGTGTTGTAAACGACCCAACAAAACTTGCACCTAATTGCGTGTACCTTGACGCGCCAAACTTCACTACGTTTGCTGGCAACGGCAACATCGTGCGCCTCGAGTTTCCAATCAAGGTCATTGGCTCTGGGCCTGCAGGTCTGCCGGTACTCCGCTCGATCTTGGGCATTGTGGCAACCGTGCTTGGCTCATCAATCATCGTCATGGCTGGCCGTCCGTCAAGCCTTGAGATCGGTGGTGCGTTGTACCCGTGCTACGACCTTGATTGCGCGATAGAAGCCCAGACCGCATAATCCACAACTACCGAATACAAATCATCTACTATCAAATCAGAACTTAAGGAGCAAACATGCCAGCATCAACTTACCTCTCGAATCCAAAAGTCCAAGTCGGAGCTGCTATCGGCACAATTGCAGATATCAGCGATGACACAGTTGCAGCGACATTGACCGTTACTGCCGAGGCTTTGGAAGACACGGCCTTTGGCCAGACGTCGCGCACCATGACTGCAGGGTTGTTCAGCAACTCACTTACCTTGACTGTGTTTGCATCATTTGCTGCAAGTCAAACTTACGCAACTTTGTCACCCTTGCTCGGCACTAAATGCGTTGTAAAAGTAAACCCAACAGCATCACCTGATGGGGCGACGAATCCTGGCTTTATTTTGACGGACACCTATTTGGCCAGCATTCCAATCATTAACGCATCGCTGGGAGAACTAAGCCAATGGGAAATCGAGTTTCAGGGCGGCACATACAGCGTTGACGTCACACCGTAATTAACGGCTCCAAGCCGACATAGGAGAACAAATGAAAATCAAGTTGCAGTTAAAGCGCACACCCGACAGCGCCCCAGAGTATTACTACACAAACCTGTTTGTGGTTACTGAATGGGAACGCCTAGAACGTCGCAACATTCAACAGCTCTCCGCAAATCCGTTGTACTCGGATTACGCCTGCTGGATGCACACCATCCTAAAAATTAAAGGCGAGCAAGTTGGCGACAACTGGCGCGAATGGTTAAGCAAAAACCCTGACATCGACATCCTGCCGGTACTGGACGAGACAGACCCAAACCCTACGGACGCGGCACCTACCGCCGCCAACTAGCAGAAGTACTGGTCGCGGTCGGTTGGTGGCCTAGCGACATTGCGTTTGACTCACGAGACTTGACAACGGTCATTAAAGTGCTTAACGAGGCAAACAAAAAACGGAGATGACGTGAACCAAGTGTCAACAAAGATTGAGGTTGTCGGGCTTAAAGAAGCTTTAAAGACCCTCAACAAAATTGACAAATCTTTGCGCCGTGAAATAACCAAGGATTACAAGAAAATCGTTCAGCCTGTTATTGACGACGCCAACAAACTTGTGCCCTCGAATGTCCCGCTATCTGGCATGGCGCGTAATTGGTCAACTAGGTCAGGGTTCAAAATGTTGCCGTGGATACCAGGCATGAAACAAAAGATCGCTGCCAAAATAAACACGCGAAACATCAAAGAATACGGTGGAAACAAGTCAAATGTCGGCACGTTTCTCATCCAATGGCAGGGCGCTACTGGAACCATGTTTGACACGTCAATGGAAGGGCCATTAGGTCGCGCGTTGACTTCCCGTTATGGCAGTCGTTCACGAGTAATGTGGAAGGCGTACGAGCAACGCCAAAACGATGTCATGTCCGAGATGGAGCATTTGGTTAAGCGCGTCATGGAAGAAGCGAACAGAGAGACCGCATAATGGCAATCAATATCCCGATTATCAGCGAGTTTGACGGCACAGGGGTAAAGAAGGCTGTCAAACAATTTCAGCAACTTGAAACCGTTGGCGAAAAGGCACAGTTTGCCATCAAGAAGGCGGCGATTCCTGCAGCTGCAGCGCTTGGCGGATTAGCAATAGCCCTAGGCGATGCCACACGCGCCGCAATGGAAGACCAGCAAGAGCAGGCCGCGTTAGCGCTTACTTTGCAAAATGTGACTGGCGCTGGCGCCGCACAAACCGCGCAAGTAGAAAAACAGATCAGCGCAATGAGTCGAGCGTCTGGCGTTGCCGATACCGAATATCGCAAGGCATTAGAAGCGCTTGTGCGCGGTACAAAAGATGTTGGCATTGCCATGAACGACATGAACCTTGTCATGGATATCAGCACGGCCACCGGCATGGATTCTGCCAGCGTTGCTGACGCGCTCGCCAAGGCATACCAGGGCAACTTTAAGGCGCTCCGATCATTGAGCCCAGAGATGTCAACCATGATTAAAGAAGGCGCAAGCCTGAACGAAGTCATGGACGTCCTAGGCGGAACATTTGGCGGTGCTACTGCAACCAGCGCCGAAACCGCTGCAGGCAAAATGAAGATTCTTAAGAACTCCATCGGTGAAACCAAAGAGTCAATCGGCGCTGCCCTGTTGCCCGTGCTTGAAGCCGTGCTACCTGTGCTTAACAATTTTGCTTCGTGGGCTCAAGATAACCCAGGAGCATTTCTTGCCATTGCTGGCGCAATTGGCGCGGTCGCTTTAGCAATTACAGCTGTCAACATTGCTATGGCGTTAAATCCATTTACCCTCATTGCTGCTGGAATTGCCATTTTAGTTGTTGCACTAATTGCAGCGTACAAAAAGTTTGATTGGTTTCGCGAGGGAATTAAGTTTATGATTAACGGCATTATCCAAGCATTTGAAACTTTGGTTAACGCGGTAATTATGACTGTCAATGGAATGATTCGTGCATATAACGCTTTGCCATTTCTTGGCGATGTTGATACGCTTGGGCATTTAGACCTTGGAAGAATGCAACATGGTGATATTCCAGATCGCAGTTCAGCTCGAACAATGGACATTCCGCGCATGGCCGAGGGTGGAATTGTAAGCTCCCCTACTCTTGCCCTAATCGGTGAAGCAGGCCCAGAAGCCGTAGTGCCATTAGATC